TCCCGTTCCTCAGTCAATGAAGAATGAGTTGAGCGATCTGAAACCATCTGCTGATGACGATGATGCTCTGTCCTACTTCGCTCGTCTTGCTAACGACTAGTGATTAAATATCTATGGAAAGGTTTGAGTCATCCAGTCACAATGATAAACCTTACGTTTATTGGGATGCTCCTGGTGATTCAGACCGTTCACACTAAAGCACATCTTACTTTAGAATCAGACGTTCACGGTCATGCTTACAGAGTATTGAAAAAGAATCCAAAACTAGCAACATCTGCTTGCTACAAAATGGGGTTTTCAAAATAGTAAATGGGGGAAATTTTTTCCCCCATTTTTTTGTCTAAAAAAGTTTATCAGACTCCAGTCTGCTTCAACCTATTACTTACGTAGTCAGACGACTTCTTGTACAGTGATGCCTTCCTAAAGTCATCGACTAAAGTTTCCACATATAATGGTTTGAGTATGTAGATCTCACGTTTCTTTTCATTCTCATATGATTCATGCTCTACCTCAGTTACAGGTCGTGATAGTTTATCACCACTAGTTACTTTAGTGACACCATTGTCATTATATCTTATACCATTCTGTACAACTCTATACCATGCTCCATCAACTCTAGACCAACGTTGACCTTCAATGACAAAGTTGTCGGCATCAATTTCAGTGTAGTTTATATCAGTTTCTACTGTATATGTCTGTTCAAAATCATATTTGATTTCTTGAATAGCATATTGATCCATCGTCGGTCCAGTATTGCTGGGTTGGACCAGTCTAAACTCAGTTGTTGTTGTCTTTGCTCCTGGTGGTACTTGAATAACAAAAGCATATGGCTCGGTAGAATATCTACCAAACTGTACACCAGAGGGAGTCTCTGTAATACTAAGAGAGTTAATGTATACGTCAGGTAAGTATGCTTTATCACTTTCAAGTTGTGATGAAGCAGAGTAATAGAATCCATTACCAATATCTTCGTTTCTAATCCACGCTTCAAATGTGCCAGGTGTAATGTCGGCACCTCTATCAGTAATTGAGATATCAGATATAGTACCGTCTACTTCGACAGTTACTGTTACCTTAGCACCCATAGGTGTATCTGGAATTCCACTAACACTATAATATAAATCTACATTTTCATATACATCTTGTGGTCTACCAGGACCACCAAAACCTATCGGCATTTGTGGTGTGCCATCAAATTCAAAGTATTGAACCATACCTAGTGGAGCAATGATATCAATATCTACCCATGCTGATGAAGGAGATGTTCTATACTGTAATTTTAAAATTTCTTGTGCTAGATCTGGGATCTCTCCGCCATTAACATTAGTACCAAACTTTCCTTTAAATGTAAACTGTTTAAGGTGAGTAGCATCTAGTTGGAAAAATTCAGCAAATCTTTCTCCATCCCCTCTAAATCGTAGGTAACCATCTGATATAGATCCCCCTCTTCTTGGACTGTATAGAACAAATCCACCATCGGGACCAAGACCTGTACCATATGTTTCAAAGTTAGCACTCTTTGTGTTGACAACAAATGAGTTATCAAATCCATCAGAAGAAAAGATATATCTATTGTTATATGTAATAGTTTTTTGTGTAGAACTAAGATCTGGAAATGAATCAAGAACTAATTGAGTGGTGCCATTGTAATAAGACTCATCAACCCATGTCTTAGGTGGCACTAGTACCTTACCAAATTCTGCTACCTGTTCTTCTTCACTTCTAATTTCATAGTGATGAATGTCATAGTAAGGGTTATCATATTGCTGCTCAACATGTTTTTGTAGTTCTGCCTCACTCATAGGCAAATCAAAGGTAGTATTGATCATGTTGTTGGTTAGTATGATCACCCAGTCAAGATTAGGATCATCGTAAACTGCCTCGGCAATTTGATCTAATCGCTGACCATCTTGGAGAGCATACTTATTAAAGAAGACTGCTTGAGTGAAAGCAGTATCACTTATTTTATATCGTCTAAAGAAATTCTTTGCTACAACATAATCCGACTCAGAAAAAGGATAACTGATCGGTTTAACATCATACTTGATGGATGGTAGAAAATTAAAATACATTAGTATGATAGTCCTTCGATATTAATCTCTTGTGAGTAGACAAGTTTTGTCTCGGCAAAGGTTAGTGATAATTCCACAGCAACTGGACGACCATCACCGTATGTAGCATATGTACCATCTGGGGTGTAATTAATACTTACATCTGTGATGGCACAAATTTTGTACTGTGGTAAATGTTCATGTAATGATGTACCCTTCATAAACTGAACGTTACATAGTCCTGGAACACCAATGTAGTTAGCATTAGATGCCTCTTTATCTTTTCCACCTGTAACAGAGTTTAAGATTAGTTGACCTAAACTAGCGGCATCAGTTGATCCTCCTGGAGCTTGACCAAATTTTGGCAGTGCTACTTTCTTAAACGTACCAATAATTTTGGTAATCATTTTTGCTTCGTTGCCATTTCGAGCAGACATTTTATATTTCAAGGAAAATGTTCTTGGTTTAAATCCTTGGAACATAAGTTCTGTGTTAGGATTTAATACAACACCTAGAGATCCTTGTAGTACATCATTTGTACTTATACTATCATTACCTACGGCACTAATAGCAGTGGCAAGAGATTGGGCAGCAACTGTAGGTAGAGCACCTCCTGCTGTCTTTATAGCTTCAACAAAATTTCCAATGGTTGCCCCACCATCACCAGCAAGAGCAGATCCACTTGTTCTTAATGTATTCGCTGCCGTGTTACTGAAATTTTTACCACCCCAGTCGCCTCCATATCCTGTAGAGATATCTTCAGGCATGTACATTAGGATAGTTTTAGCACCTGGATATCTTTTATATTGTTCACCAACTCTTTGATTGTAGATATCCAACTGGAGATTTGTATTTTTAAGAGCAGTGCCTTCTGTATCAGTAGATCCACCGCCGCCATCGCCAGAAAATGGTCCGTTATAATTGTAAAAATCAAACTTAACGTAATCTGTACTTGACTGAAATAGATTACTTGGGTATGAAAGACGGGATTCTGCCTTGATCTCATCCTGTTTCCCTATTGGTAGTAAGTTAAGTTTATCTGCCATTTACTTTACCATTTCTTTACTTGATTTCTTGGCATACCCTTCGATGACTCGCTGTGCTTTGATGTTATCATAGAAAGAATCATTTGTTTCTTTCCATACATCCTCTTTAGGATAGGGAAAGACCCGACCGTTCACATCTTTCACAAAGTCCTCGGTGGGTAGCAAAATGGCAGTGTCCCATTCAGCAGCAGCGAGATCAAGATAGAATCCGTCTACATGAGAGTGTAAGTATTTATGGAAGCACTTCTTAGGAAATTCAATACGATTATGCTTGAGTAGTTTATTGACTGCCATAATCCTACGTTTGACAGACATGTAGTGTAGATTCACTCCATAAAATTCATTTTTATCAGACTTAATACAGTATACAAGAGGAAACCTATCGTAATATGGTAACCATCTCATCTTTGCCTTGTACTCAAACATGTACAAGTGTCCTGCCACTACATAGCGACGGACCATGTTTTGATCTTGTTCATTACCAGAACCTGTGCTATCTCTTTTCTCTGCTGAAATATATCGTGAGGCATCAGTGCCATATACTTTTGATTCTGATTTAACAGCAGCACGATACCACGACAGGGGTTTCTTTTCTCCTTCTGTCTTCTTAGTTATTTTCTCGAACAAAGTCTCGTAACCAGTGTCAGAATTTACTTGGTTACGTTGGATGGATTTAAATCCAGTTGCCATTTTAGACTCCTAGGTGATCTTCAGTGAGGATAATAAATTTCATCTGCCTGTCCTCACAGAAGTCCTCTGCTGCCTCCCACTTAGCGCGGTTCTTAGCGTATGTTAGGACTTCCCTCTTCCAAGAGGCAGTCTTCTTTTTTGGTTTATCATTCGGTGGTTTGGTTTGCTTTTTTGGTTTAACCTCAATGAGATACTTATTGATAGTACCAGTTTTAGATACAACTTTAATGTAGAAGTCAGGATAATATCTGTGTACTCTTCCATCAGTAGGACAACGATAAGGAATGATTACTTCCTCGCTACCCCACTCCACAATGCTGTCATTATGATCACAGAAATACATAAACTTTCTTTCCCACAAAGAACGAAAGACTATCCTAGTTGGATTACCCTTATATTTTTTGGGGTTAGTTGGTTTATAAACACCTGAATATGCCATGATAAATATAGTTGGACCAACTATCCATATTTAGCGTGGCACAATCACCAAGCCCCAAAGGACTGGGAAAATTTATAGACGTTATCGCCCAACAGGGTGGTATGTCATACAGCAACAACTTTGATGTTGTTTTTCAGTTTAACGGCACTTCTCACGACAAGATTCGAGAGAGATTTAAGAAAATTGGACTAAATTTTGGTGAGGGTTCTACTTCTGCTGCTGATACAGATGAGAATATGAAAGGAGAAAGTGCTGCTGATGTACTTAAGATGTTCTGTGAAGAAGCACAACTTCCTAATGTACAGGCAGCAACAGGGAACCTAACTGGGGTTAGAATGGGTGAAGGACAGATTAATTATGCTACATCTAAGTTATACACAGACTTTCAACTAGGATGGATGTGTGATGCTAACATGACACCACTTAAGTTTTTAAATGCTTGGCATGGATTTATCTTTGATGAATTTGGTACTACAGGTGAAAATATATTTACTGAAACAGGAAAATATGTAAGAGATAATGCTTCTCTCTCTAAGCTTAAAGCAGAAACTGGAACTCTAGGAAGTAGAGATAAAACTATTCGTCTTAAGTATCCCGATCAATATCAGTGTAATGTTACCATTACTAAGACAGAAAAAGGAAAGAGTGCTGCTAATAGTAGAGCATCTATGATGTACACATTGATTGATTGCTTCCCTTATGCTATTGATGCTGTGCCATTATCCTATGGAGCATCCCAAGTAACTAAGGTCACTGCTAACTTCTACTACAGTAAGTATAGTATCCTTTATAATGACATTAGAAATTTTGCTGGTTGATTACATAAAACTCGGAAAATTTTTCCCGCTATTTTTCACCTAAAAAAGTCGATCTAAATAATTAAACATATCATCTATCGTTATGCCATTACCCACTTTATCTGTGCCAACATATGAGTTGGCGCTTCCCTCTACTGGGAAGAAAGTGAAATACAGACCGTTCCTAGTAAAAGAAGAGAAGGTATTGCTTCTCGCCATGGAATCTGAAGACGAGAAGGAAATTGAAAGAGCAGTAAAACAAACTCTTACTGCCTGTATCCAGACACGTGGTGTAAAGGTAGAAAGTTTAGCATCGTTTGATCTAGAGTTTTTGTTTCTTAAAATCAGATCCGTCTCAGCTGGTGAAGATATTAAGATGAAAGTTACATGTCAAGACGACAACGAAACTCAGGTTACTGTATCTTTAAACATTGATGAGATTGAAGTAACAAAACCAGAGGGACATGATAGAAAAATCATGTTGAATGAGGATACTGGTTTGATGATGAAGTATCCTGGGTTCAAACAGTTTGTTGACCTAACCCTACTCAATAAAGATCTGGATTCTACTGAGGATATCTTTAATCTAGTTGCTGATTGTATTGATCAAGTCTTTCAAGGTGAAGAGGTGTGGGATACAGGAGACATGAAAAGGAGTGAAGTTGTAACATTCCTTGAGAACATGACACAACAACAGTTTGAATTGGTACAGGGATTCTTTGAGACTATGCCAACACTTAGGCATGAATTTACAGCAAATAATCCCAACACTGGAGTTGATTCGACCTACACGTTGGAGGGTTTACAGTCTTTTTTCGGGTGAGCATGTTCTATAATACTTTAGAAAACTATTATAGGACAAACTTCTCCCTTATGCAGCACCATAAATACTCTTTGACAGAGATTGAAAATATGATGCCATGGGAGAGGACCGTGTACGTTTCCCTTTTAAATCAATGGATTAAAGAACAAGAAGAACAAAGGAAAGCACAGCAGGCACAACGATGAGTCTTCCCACTCCACCATCAGGAATACTAGACAGAGATCAACCATGGTATCGTGGTAGGATTAGTGATGCTCAGTGGGATAGAGTCAAGGCAAAACTAACTGGTGGTACTGATGCTGGTGGCACATCATATTCTAAATTAATTGACTGCTCTCTAGGAGAAGCAGAAAAAATTATTTCTAACATGAAGAAGGATCCCCGAGGGTATCCTCAAATGTACATGCCTGGTGGTGGTGAAGCCTATCAGGTGATGATTGATTACTATCAATTCCTGAAGGATGCTTACTTATTTGATGAACCTAAACCAGAACCAGAAGAGATACCTGTAGAGGTAGAGGTTGTAGAGGTAGAGCAAAAAACAGTTGATGAACCAATTGTTATTAAGATTGAAGCTCCCTTTGAATCAACACCTGA